ACGGCGCCGAAGACATTAAACCCAAAACCCCAAAGAAACGGGCACCGGTTAAAAGACAAGCATCAGTTGCATTTGAACCAGAATTTAAACCTGCTTCATCATTATGGTCAAGGGCACCGTCAAGACTGTCACATATACCTCTGGATCTAGAAGAGCTAACGCAGCACGTGCAACTGTTGCAAAAGCGCGTCAAATCCTTAGAGGAAGAATGGCTTCAACTCCTAGAGCGCCTCTCAGAACCGGAGGATTCTACGGAGTTTATAACAGACGAGGAAGGGATGAACTAAAGTTCATTGACTTCACAGCTGCTGCCACTCTGTGGACAACAGCTGGAGTAGTAGGACTACTCAACGGAGTAGCACAAGGAACTGACTTCAATCAAAGAATTGGAAGAAGCACTACCATGAAATCCATCTTATTTCGCTTCAATGTTGAGAAAACAGCCACAGATAGTGAGGGCAATACATGCAGAATGATCTTATTCTATGACGCACAAACTAACGGAGCTGCACCTGCGGTCACAGACGTACTCGCTACAGCTAGCTACCTATCCCCCATGAATTTGAACAACCGTGATCGTTTCAAGATCCTGGCTGATTGTTACCTTCAAACAAGTGCTTACGACGGTGGTGCACCGATCGTGGCAGGAACTTTCACCGAGCATTGTAAAACAATATACAAGAAATTTAACATGGAATGTCAATTCAGCGGGACTGCGGCAACAGTAGGATCCATATCTACTGGTGGTATTTTTGCACTCTTCATCTCTAGCGAGAACAACACACTAGCCTACGAAACATACTCACGTATAAGATTTACGGATAAATAAATTTATTCATCAATATTTGGATTTGATAGATTGAAAACATTCATAAACTTTTCAATATGCACAACTTGCAGTCGTGCCTCCAATGTACTCAACCTTCCGTCCATTGCAGCTTTAGGATAACACTCGGAGAGGGAATAGTTGCTAAGAATAATCACGGGGATATTCTTACACTTTAAGTATTGAGACCCTTTCTTCCTCAGGGTCATTTTACTACCCTGAAGGAATTCATTCATCCATTGTAAGGTCTTCTGGCCCTTAAACTCATCCATGACTGCAAGGTCATAATCATCATCATATGCGTCGTAAAAGTCTTCCGTTACCGGTATATGATACACGGATAGAGATTTCTCCAAGTGTTCTATCAACGAAGTCTTCCCACGGTTCCTCTCCCCATATATGAACAACTGCGCTTGCTTGAACCGGCGCGATGATCGGATATTCGCCGTTATCCACTGCGCGATCTGAAGATCAGCTTCGTTTAGTCCATCAGTTGTGGGTGCGGTATAGTCTTCTTTTTCTTTCCTATGCTTGAGAAGACGAACCCACGTACCGTATTCCTCCAACTTCCTTTTGTTGATCATCACGTACCCCGGCTCATGTTCATTCACCTCCTCCATACTCTTTCCATCCATGAGCATCTTTGCAACGGTCTCATTCTTCGGAGCCTTCTTACTCTTGATCGACTCCACATCCAAACCTTTTGCTACGTAGCAACCTCCTTTAGTCACATATTCTACCGACCCTCTAACACTCTTTGCTACCTCATAGCTACCATGCTTGCCACCGATGAAGTCGAAGCAATCCACGGATTTGAAATTCTTTCTCTTGTGAAACGAAAGGTACACGTGTAGGTGCGGAGTGCCGTCGGCATGATTCTCCTCACACACTATGTAGCCTTTCATCTCTGCCTGGTACCGGTGCTCGATTCTCTGTGCAGCTATCTCCTTCTTGGTGTCGCATTGCGGAAACGTGAGTATAAAATTCCTTCCGTTCCTCCTGAACTGGGTCTTCTTCGGATTCTCTGTCGGCGCCTTCGGCTTCTCCAGAGTCTCATCCTCATCAGACACGGGACCTTCTAAGCATAGAAGTCCGGCGGCATCTAACTCCTCCTCTGGCGAGTACATCTCCTGATAGCTTGTGCTATGCAGTGGTGAAGTCATTTTTTTGCTAAGTGTCAGGACGCTTGGACGCTTAGGGGCGCTGGTAATATTATAGCGCCCCCTGCGTCCGTCTTATATCCGGTTGTCACCAGGATATCCCTGACATGTGTCAGAGTTTAAATTATTTCCCCTCGCAGGAAAAGTGTCGTACGGCTATTTATATTTTTAGAATATTTATTCTATACCGGGTTTAATCCGAGCGGATACCGGATTTGTACGACCGGATACCGGGTTTGTACGTATACGGATTCGGCATTGTCCGAGGGCTAAGTGGCAAAGGCACGTGAACCGCACCTACGGGCTTGCAGCCCTTCGGAGCTCTCACAAATTTGATAATATCCGATGGGAGTTGTGTTAACGTCGGCTTACGCTGTGGTTATGTACGGATGGGAGAGCATCGGCTGCGCTGGGTACAGACTGCGTCTGGACACCCAGCTACGCGATTGCCTACCCGCATCCTACGTCCGATTAGTAAGTATTGTTTGCGAGGGGATTGTGTGGCCAGTCAGTTCAAGTATTGTGCTACCAGATTTATTTATCTTCATAGTATGTTGCAACATTACAGTCAAGAACGCTATTACCAGTTGCACTTGAGTACATAAAGTACAATGCTCCAGTAACAGGAAAAGCTGTAGTAGAATATACAGTATCAAGGTCAATATTTACAGTGTCTGTTAACAGAGATACAGAGGGAGAGGATGTGCCGGGAGTAGTAATTGTTCCAATGCACATAAACCATTCACGGATAATACGAAATCGTGGAGAAGAGTTGTAAGCATATAAAGAACTAGTAAGAGCTGATATATAGACATCAGTTACTACAGGAACAACTCCAGTAGGTTGAAAGTCGTATATAAGGGCCATACGAATGACATCATGAGTAGCAGTAGCAGGTACAGTAGCTTGATATACAATAGCACGAATTTCGAAGAGTTTCAACCGGATTAGACGGCCAATACGACTGGCGATGTCAGTACCAAGAGCAAAATTGGTTACATTCGAGAAAACTGCAGTAGCAGCTGCAGGAGAGGTGAAGATGGTATTGTTACCACGATTCAACTTAGTGAGAACACCGGGTAGAGTGTCATTACTCAACGGGGGTAGAGGCATTCTGAAAACCCCGGGATATCATTTGAATTTTATATATACATAACTTTCATAGAAAAACTTCCTTGAATTTTCTAACGGCTCTTTATGCGAACGCTTGTCTATAAAACAGAAATCATTGGATAGGACGCAGTTAAGTATGCAGAACGGCGCCGAAGACATTAAACCCAAAACCCCAAAGAAACGGGCACCGGTTAAAAGACAAGCATCAGTTGCATTTGAACCAGAATTTAAACCTGCTTCATCATTATGGTCAAGGGCACCGTC